ACCATACCTTTTAACGTAATCTGCTTTTGCAGAATTAAGTAGGTTGTCAATTCCAACTTCTAATGTTGTCGCACTTTGTTCTACTATCATAATAAATTCTCTCTCTTGTTATTAACTATACTATTAATATAACAGATGATTCGTCATTTGTCAAGTGTTTATTTTAAATCTTTTACTCTTCTTTCTAAAATATTAATCTTTTCAGAAAGATCATTTATACCTTTATGTAAATCATTATTAGTTGGTGGGTTGTATGTTCGCTGATGTAACTGTTTTACTTTAGTATTAAGTGCAACCATAATCTTAAAGATAGAATTATTAGTAATATCTTTTCCACCATCAATACCTTTGATAAGATCTTCTATCTCTTTATCATCTATCATTTCATTAACATAAAATTATCATTCCAATTGAATGCTTCACATACCACGTTTGTAGATAGTCCCTTATATACTTGATGTAACTTTTTATCTTTTGCATTTATAAGGAGTTCGGCTTCAGACTCATGTAGACCCTCTAACATCTGAACGAACATTTGTTCTTTTTTCCATTGTGGTGTTTGACCATCACCACCTTTTATAAAGTGCCAAAGTTTACTTGACTCCATTGCAAGTGTGGTGTGTTCTGTTCCTGCTGGTGATTCATTCTTTGTATAGGGAACTTCACCCTCTGGAAGAACCCATGCAATGTTAGGATCAAATGAAGATTTCAACATTGTCCTAAGTGCTGGTGTATTGTTATCTCTAAGTATTTTAACCTTTTGATCTTTTGTTTTTGCCTTGTGTACTCTATCAAGTACTTCTGAAAATAATAATGTAGTTCCAGCCATTTTAAAATTCTCCAATGTTTTCAGTTAACTCTTTGAGTTTATTTTCTATAAAATAATTTAGGAGTTTACTACGATCACCATGTGGTGCGTTATTGTATTCTAATCTTATTTGATTTTTTAGTTCCTCTGGTGTTTGAGTTAAATCAATCAGAGTAAAGTTTCTTTGAAAGTTTCGTTTCACTTCATCATTCCAATCACTTCCACCACCTACCAGCCAAGATTGTATCTTCTTTCTAGTCAATGGTCTTTGTCTTAATCCATCTGTAAAAGTATTGTCTGGTGATAGTACATTCGGTACACCATCACTAGTATCACCTTTTAAGATATGTTCTTTTAAATATATAGTAGGGTCAAATCCATTGACTTGTTTTTTTGTGATAGGACTCCACTGTGTAACATTTGAATATTTCTGTAACTGAATAAAATCTTTATCTCCAGAGATTATCATAATCTTTTCATCTCTGTTTTCTTCACACAAAGATCCTATGATGTCATCTGCTTCTGCACCGAACACCTCAAGATATTTGTAGGGAAAGTTTTCTTTGATTTCTTTTCTTATCTTGTTAAGAGTTGTAAAGATATCATCCCAATCTAGGTTTGACTCTTCTCGACCCTTTCTACGACTGGCTTTATACTCTGGGAAATAATCTCTTCTCCATGAGTGTTTTGAGTCCCAAGTAAGAACTACTTCACCATATTCGTTACGATGTTCTGTTCTGTACATACGAATAGAGTTGAGTATCATGTGTCTTACCATACTCTCGTCTACAGTTTTACTTTTATTCATTTTCAAGTTCATCATCAGATTTGCAACTGCAATCTGGTTCATATCAATTATTATCATTTTTTATTAGTATAGTAAGCGTTAAAGCTCATACTCCTCCGTTCTCCGTCCACATCAAAAGGATAAACTGAATGTTTTAACCAAGATGGAAACATGAGTAGTTTACCAACCTCTGGTCTAAACGTCAAAGTGTCACTTCGTAAATCTTGTTTATCACCTTGCATGAACTGTATTGCACCACCAACAGGATAATGGTCTTCACTCTCTTTCTCAAAGAACTCGTCCATACCTTTTGGTAGTTTTAAATATATTACTGCTGATAGATGTCCACTGTGTTGATGCCATGGATTGTATTCACCTTTGTATTGACTTACTATCCATGATTGACTTATGTTTATATTCTCTTCAGTTGGGTGTAAGTTACCTTGTGTTGGGTGATGTAATATCATGTTATCAACGTATGCACAACTTTTGTTAATCATGTGTTTTAGATATCCGATACACGAACCTTTGAGAATATTCTTACAGTAATCTCCATCCTCTTTATTTACTATGGGTATCTGAACTTCTTTGTGAACTTTACCTACAAGATGGTTAGACCAATCCCATTGTGCAGATTTTTTATCATCACTTAAAACTTCATCACCTATCTTATTTACTAGGTCTATAAATCTTTTTGGTACTTCCATTTCCATTATAGTAGGACTAAATGGTGTGTGGAACTTCGCTTCACTCTTCTTCATCAAAATCTTCCTCCAAATATTCTACAAGTTCTGCAACTATGTCAGCTCTAAACTTTGTGTATATGTCACCCTCAGTTTTACTTTTCATTGGTAGTATTATATGGTTTACTAAATCAGATAGTGGGTGGTCATATCCTAACTCTCTAAACAAAAGTGCCTTTAGAGTTTCATTCATAAACCCAACGTGTCTATAAAAATTCTTTGATCCTATATCAATATCATTTTCTTTCAAGATTTGTATTAATGATACCATCGCCTTTTCAGATATCCCATCAATTGCATCCATCTCTTCTTGAATAACTTGATCTCTAGTCTTACCATCTTTGGGTGCTCTTTTAGAATCCCAAGGCCCTATGATCACATTACTCCATTGTTTTTTATCATCTACCATTTAAACCTCTTTATACTTATCATACTTAATTTTACCCTTTACACGCTCATAGGGAAACTTACCATTCCACTTTGAACATCGTGGTTGACTTGTACATTCTCTACAAAAGGGAACATTTACTGCTTCACCATCTTTTCTAATTACTTGACCATCAAAGGTATATCCATTTTTATCCCACGGCATATCATTACCAAAAGGTAAATGTTCATTTAAGTCATCTGCATTATGAATTTTATCCAAAGTTTCTTGTGGTATTTCTGGATAAACATTCTTACCCCAAAAGTCTTTGATTGATGGAATGTCTTTGTTATCTGATTTTCCAAATGCTATCATATTATCACAATCTGAAGAGTTCAACCAATTGACTTTTTCCTTATTACGAATTGCACCAACAGGACACTTAACCATACAATCATCACAACCTATACAACGATTCCACATTTTAGTATTGTGTCTTCTAGATGTTGGTATATCTACAATTGTGTTGTTGATACCTATCGCAGTGAAGTGAACATCAAACCCAAACCTATAATCGTATATTAAACTATTACGAGCTCTTACACCTAACCCTGCTCTTAATGCGGCCTCCTTGAAATTTGTATACACAGGAAACCAAGACTCATATGGAGAGTTATTCATAATCTCACAAGCACTATTGTAATGAGTGTAATCCCAATTGTGACTACCATTTGATAATATCAGACAATTAGTCAAACCACCAAAATGAATACTGTTAGTGAAATTAGAACCAAACGGATGTAATTGATATTTGATAGGCATAAGAGAAACTTCTAAGAGTTGTTCTTTTGTTATAACACCAACGTGCCAAACTTTTGTATCAAAAAAACTTTCTAAATATTTGAAAGATATCTCCTCTTCATTTTGACCAAGACTAGAGTAGTCATAGTTTGCAGTATGTCCACCAGCATATTCTACTACTACCTTACTGTTCTCCACTTAACACTCTTTTCTTGGTATTCGCCATATGCATTGTCTATCCAATCACCATGTTTTAGATAGTGTTGCATATGTCTTATGTAACCCTCTATACTATGAAACTTTGATTTCGCACCTTTTACATCTCGTCTGACCTCACCTCTCAGTGAACTCAATTGTTCCTTATTACTCTTTATCCAATGTCTAACATTTTTCAAAGATAGAAAATGGTCATCTGGTCTTGCAAGAACCTCTGGACAAATGTTTTGATGTTGTGCAGGCCCCTTTGCTTCTCTCGCCTTTGCAAGACGTTCTATCGCAGATGCCTTCTGTTCTGGAGTCATTGGTTTACGTCTACGTTTAATTTTCACCATAATATTTATACCTCTCAAGTTAGTGAATAAAAATACACTCCCAGACCTATAGACCAGGCTGTTAGTGTCATAAAAATAAATAGTCTAATATAAAGACCTATTAAAAATTCTGCAAGTCTAATCATTGATATATGTCTTTCTTACCATTTCTAAAGTATCTTTCACTATACTTGGATATGTACCCATATAAGTGCCAGACTTTAGATTGTCAGTATTTATCAATTTTTTATGTTGATGTTTTATCTTCTTCCAATTCTTTAACATTAGTTTTGAAACTTTATCAAAAGTACTATCACTTGCAATTGGTTTATCTTCTTCATAATATGCATAACTCATTATCAAATATAAAGGAACTGACATACTTATATTGTCCTTTATCTTTGCATTTATTATACTATCAATCATCTATTTCATTCATTAGTGTGCTCTCTACATAGCAGATTGCTGTTGCAGTATCGGTGAAACCCTTATCGGTTAGTATGGTATACAAATCTTCTAGTGCGATTTGTATTTCATCTTTTGTCATTCCAGATTCTATTTGCATTACGCAGCCACCTTTACATGAGGATTAGTTCTTGTTTGGACAT